GTGCCATCACCAAGCAGATTGTAAATTTCTACAAAATTATCATTAATTTTATCTGCGGCGACGGGAAGTGTATCGCCAGTGCCGTCATTAACAACAGTGCCGAAATTAAGTGCTTGGTATGACATCTACATTATTCTCCATTAAATATATTTATAATATATTCGTCGTTCGTTTTGCTACACATCACCAAGTATACCTATTTATTTTTTTACCAACTCTTGTAATAGATGTTTAATTTCATGCATCTCGCACTTCAGAGTATTAATCTCTCTTGCAGTTTCACGCATCACATCTCTTTGACGCTGCGCTTCCTCAGCACGGCGCTTTGCAACCTCATAAGCATTCTTATTTGTATTTATGATTGCTTTACTAGTGGTATCTCGTACCAAATTTTCATGTCCTTCAACTTTAAGATGATCTGACATATTATGTTGCCAATGCTAATGCTCGTAGATTTCTTACTCTAGGTGGCCTTGCCTGATTTGTTGTTCGCATAACAATCTTAATCTGGAAAGAAATAAACTCATCCAAAGGATTACCAATACCATCATCCGTAACACCGGCAGTATATTCGTGTTCAAGGAATTCATCTCGTATTGCCGGACGAACTTCAATATCTGGTCCACCCGACCCAGCAAGTGTTCCATCATCATTAAAGAACCTGTAATCAATTTCATCAAAAGAAAATGCATCATCCACACGCAAAGTTTTGAACATTACTTTTACATCTGCGGAAGCTTCTCTACTGATATCCAAAAGAATTCTCAAAGAAGTTGCAGGAGTTTCAAGGTTGATTTTTTTAGTCATGTAAATCGCAGAATGATTATCACCTTCTGGTTCCGTCATTGGTTTATATATTGTCGTTGGATAAACATCAGCTGAAGAATCAATTTTATCAACCACGTTTGCAACAGCAATCACAGACATCCTTTGTGTGTCAATCACAGGAGATACCGTTTCTAACTCAGAAGATAGGGTTATAGGAACACTCAAAGATTTTACACCGCCCATTTCATTTGTCTCATTAATTGAAGACGCAATCAAGTTGGTTGATGGAAAATAATAGTTGTCATTAAGTGGAAGAGCTCTGGTAGTTGTTGATTTAGCAAAAGACTGTTCTGATCCACTTATACTTGTTCCACTTGTTGTAATAAAACCACCAGTAATAGAAGTTCTGGATGGAACTAAACTACCCATAATTGTAGTTGCAACATCATACTGAGCATTTTCTGTTGCAGTACAAACACTTCCACCAAACGTAGATGTACTACCAGCACCATCAACTACAGGAGTTGTGGCCAAAACAATTGTATAACTATCTGCACCAATATTGGCAATTGCAGTATGTGTTTTATTAATATCAAACAAAGGAACTTTATGAATTTGATACAATTCTACAGTTGCGCCATTCGCATGAGTTGTAGCAGTTGTGCTGTTCGCGCCGCGAGTTGCACTTGTAATACCAGTTCCAGAAATAGTAGTATAACTGATAATCTCATCGTCAATCTTAATGTAATACACATTAGACGCATCTCTGGAATACTTACCGCTTGTGTCATCAAAGTTTGTTCCACTCGTAAGAGTAATAGATGTTGCGGTTGTATTGAGTGCGCCATTCAGTGTGGTTGTTGCACCAGACTTAACTCCATCAATGGTAACATTATTAACTGTGGAATACATACCATGTGTGTTATGATTAATTTTTAGAGCTGTGTTATTATCTGTCATCTCTAATGGATTGTTTGTAAGAGTCTTCGCGGGTAACGCTTGATTCTGCAAAGTAACCAAACCAGCGGCAGATGTATCAAAACTAGCACGTCTTACAGTAAACTTCAAATCTTGAGTCTGTGATGCTGACCAAGATGAATTATTCGCACTTTTAAAGAGTACACCGACATGAGGTTGATCTGTAATTTCATTTCCATTAGCGTCTGTCGTACCAAGGTCAGAAATCCAAACTTTATAATCAGGAACGTCTGTTCTTACAACAACACAATACTCTGTACCACCCTTAACATAAACGGGAGAATCAAACGTAAATGTTGTTGCAACAGAACCGTCATTAGATAATAAAACCTCATCTGATTGTAACAACTTACGACCAAAAGGTAGAATTTTTGGGCCCGGAACTCCATTAATCACATTACGAATTTCTATCCAAGTTGGGTAAACAGAGTCTTTTGCAAAATAATAGATGTCAACAGATGTTAAGAAGAAACCAGTTTCATCTTTTGAAGATTGTTTGGTATCAAAGATCATAAATGTTTGTGCAAGTGGATCGCCGCTGTCATTGCCGTCTCCGGCGTCATCAAAGAACTGCACGAGCTCTGTCAAATTTTCTGTTGATTCATTCAATTCAGTAGTTCTAACAATAGCATTTCTTGTGGAAATAATAGTTTCCTGTTGAGTATCCAAAATACCTTTAGCAGAATATAATGCTTCAGCATAAGTTTCTCTTGTAACAATTTCACTTGCGCCATCACCAACTTGTCTATTGTTTGGATCAGCTGTTATTACAAATTCAATATCACCTGTTGGGAATTGTGGATTACCAGAAACCTTTGGGTCAGGGATACTGAAAACACCTCGACAGTCACCTCGGCCGTCAGAGATTAGTGTACTACCAGCAACAGGAGTATCAAGATCAGAGAAACTTCCAAATGTTGTTCCAAATGCACCTGATGCATCAGGCGTAACATATGTGTTAACAACCTTTCCACCAAAATAAATATAAAGTTTGGTAAAAGGTTTTAGACTATTTGCAGTAAAGGTTATATCTTTTGCCCGTGTAAATGGAATCAAAGTCTTAGAAACAGACCTAAAACCTTGACTCTCAAGTTCAAACTCTTCTTCAACCTCTGTAAAAGTACCAGTTCTAGATTGTCGGACAGCATTGAATTGACGCTGCCGGCGGAAAAACGCCTCTTGCACCTGATCCCCGTCGGACACCAAAGCGCCCGTACGGGTGACAACTCCCGCCCAAGTTGTCTGCCATGCGTTCCACACAGTACCAATACTGTTACCAAGAGAAGCAACGACCGCATCAAAGTTGCCCTCACGATTAATAATTAATTGTGGAGCAATTTCTTGTTCAAACCAGTTGTCCTGTGTGGGATCAATCGATAGAACACCTTCCCATCTTGCAGTTAGAAATGGTGCAACGCGCTCAACTGTACTAGCAAATGGTTGTTCTGTTGCAACAACTTCTGTATATGGTAGGGTAATGAGATCACCCGTCTTTTGATAACCAGCACCAGTTCTTGCATCGTCAGAAGTTACACTTTCCTCAAGGTCTACAGGTTTAGAGATATGAGTAGGCCGAAGAATACCTTGTTCAAAGTCCATAGAATTTTTATAGTCTCTGGCAAACGCATCACCAACTCTATGTCCTCTAAAGTTATCAACTACAAATCCAGACTTAAATCTATTCAATCCATTAGCATCGGTTACTTCAAATTCTGCTGCATTTTTTTCTAAGAGATTAAGAGTGGTAAGTTTTTCAACATTTTTAAGACGTTCATTGATTGAACCAATATCTTTCATGGTAAATCTTTGATTCTTAACTCTAGTAACTTGGACATCAGAAGGTTTAAATGTAAATGGTGGTAAGTCAATATGTGCAAGGATCATAACATTATCTGGAAGGTCCGGCCGCGTTGGAGTCTCAGATGAAGTTCCATTAAACACGGTTATTACACCTCTATTATCCATCACAACACTTGATTTTCTCGCAAGATAAAATTCCAAATCAGACTGAATAAATGATCCCGGCTTGCAAACATCAACTGTTGATGCACCAGTACCGTCATATTGACGAGAGAAGAAATCAAAGGAGTTTCCTGTGATTTCATCAACAGTTTCTAGTGTAGATGATGCACCGGCAATGTCTTCAACCTTTGGTCTAAAGTCAGCAGTTTCTCGTAAATCAAATTCACCAGCTGGTGCAGGAGAATCAGGATCAACTTTATTTGCAATATATACTGGAATGTCATCATAACCCATTTGACCAGAAACATCAACATAAGAATCAACAGTAAATAGGTCACCAGTACCATGTTCAAAATAATCATATATAATAAGAAGTCTTCCAGTAGGTGCAGGCGATGACCCTTTTCGCACAATACGAGAAATGTCATAGAAGTTATCTCGTTGACCATCATCAAAGAAAAATTTGTCTTTAATATCTATACTACCTTCAGTAAGAGTGCCGACAGTTGCAGTTGCACCTGAGTGTCTTCCCGTTATTGTTTCACCTGATATAAAACTAAGAGTAGTTTGTACATAACTCATTGGTGAAGAGTTATCGATAATTCTTGCCCTAGCACCACTTGTTCCACCAACAATTTCTTCACCACGTTCAAATGTACCAACTGCATTAGTGAGTGTCATTTCTGGGACAATGGCATCCGTACTTGCTGATTCTGAGTCAAACACTGCTACTATATTGAATGCATCTGCTCGGCCAAGAGATATCGTTGTATCAGTAGGTCGAGTTCCAAATGCATCTGTTGTTCCAGAAATAACTTTCACTTGTTTCATCAAATTTGTTGTTTTAGATTTTTGAATAACGGAGGTTTTAAGAAGTGTCGCAGTGAGTTTTATCTTTGCAGAACTTCCCAAAATTGTGTTGTCTGTCACCGTAAGAGATGTTGATCCTGTACCTGACAATTTGCCGTCAAGAGTAACAACATCACCTTGAGCACCAGTGCCACCACCAGCAGTGAGAATACTCAGTGTGTAATCTTTCTCGGCATGAGATGCAAATGTTTCATTTGTTCCTGCTTGAAATGTTACCACACCAGAGGAGTTTGTCGTTCCAACAAACTGACGGCGAAGAGTGTACTGTGTATCACTTGCGCCATCGTTTGTTGCAGTCAGAAGAGTCTTAACCGTGTTTTTTGGTAATTTAAACAGTGCGCGATTTTTCTCAGCATCAAATAATTTTACTACATCAGTATCAAAG